TTAGTTCCTGTCACAAGCAAGATGATGGAACATATCTCATTATTGGTAAAAGAGATTGATTGCTTTGATCTTTGTGACATACTACGTTTACATCTGACCACGTATCACGGACCACCGTACAATGCACATGTCATGAATGATGGCAGCGGTCACTTTTATGGTTGTATCTGTAGATAAAACACCTACCCTTGAAGAGGGAAATAGTAAGGGTAGGTAATGGTGAGAAGATTGAATTCCAGCACTATCAAAGAATTAAGTTATTGTCAAATAGTATTATCAGGAGTACAATAAAATTTTATAAACATGCCATATTTGTTGACATCTGTGCGTCCTATCTCTTCCATTTTTACAATCGATTCTTCATATCCAAATAATAAACAATCATATTGTGTGTCAAATGTAGTTGGCCACGGATATGGTGGTAGGCACGTACCTGCAACCTGCGAACAAATTATCATAGTTAATAAAAATTTCATTGACAATCCTATATTATCACCTATATTAGTGGTTTAATTATGAAAGGAAACAAGCATGACAGACATGAGTAAATATAAAAATGTTTCTCTATCAAAAGAAACATACAAGGTTTTAGAACAGTTGTCGAAGGTTATATTGCCCGACGCAAAGTTATCTGTAGCTAAAACAATTGAAGCAATAGCAAACGAGAAAGCGAAAAAGTTAAATGGCAAGCTCAAGAAAAATTAAGAAAGTATACATCTGTGATACTTGCCACGGAAATGGGTATATCAGAGTTGCAACAGGTGACACATCAGAGGACTTTAGAAAGAACAGTGAAGTGCATCAATGTTGGGATTGTGATTCAGCAGGAGAGTTTTACGAGTACGAAGAAATTCCTGCATCAATACATTAAGGAGAAGATATGGAATTAAGAACAGTAATAGTTGAAGCATTAGAAAAAAGATACGAAGCACAATTAGCTGAAGCTGATGCAACTCTAAAAATATATTTAGAAAACAGTGTTGGTATTGGTGAACACCCACAACACGTTGACGAAGTAGATAAATTAATTTCAAAGGTTGCTCAAGCTGAAGAAAACCTAAGAGTGTTGAGACAGTATCGATGAACAGTTTTACAGTAGAGAAAAGGACGAGCCCCATGCAACAAATGCTACGCGCTAAGTGCCACTGGGGGTTCCATATAGGGCAATACCCTAGGATTCGAGCCTTTGGCGACCCGTTAGTACGTGCACGGAAAGCGGGCGTTTGATGATGGGTTTATTTTTTATAGGTATAGTTGTTTCAGTTATTGTGATGGCTATACTATTACATGTGAGGAAATATGATACCAGAGACTGATAGAGCATATATCGCTGGACTCTTTGACGGAGAAGGATCAATACATTTTAAACGCGGTAGTGAAAAGAAAAAGAAACATAAAGGTGAAGGTTATCGTATATCAAATAGTTTACGATTATCGATGGAGATAACCATGACAGACGAATCTGTATTGCGATGGGTACATGAAGTATTGGGTGTTGGTACACTGAATAAAAAACCACGTAAAGGTAAACGTAAAGATGGCACAAAATACTTGATGCAATATCGTTGGCGGTGTACGTTCAGAGATGCATATTATGTGTGTTGTTTAATATGGCCCTGGGCTCACACTAAGTTACCAAAAATTAATCAAGTTATTGATCATTATGGTAGACATATAATAAATGGTA